GTATACTTCAGAATGTATGAATCCGCCGTTTCCATGGTACACTAAATCGTGAATCTGAGTAAACAATAATACTCTATACTCCGACGTCAGGCCAAAAAAAGTCGACTCCAAGGGGAAATGGTACATTATATTCAATGTACCCATCGGAGTAAGTTAAATCTACCTTTAGTTCTGTATCTGGTGAAATTTCTTTAATACAAAGTCTTAAAGCTCTTGCATCTCTTGCTAATAAAGATTTATCAATAAAGTCTCTAACTGTTTTTACATCATAATTACCATCAACTGCTACAATTGTATGTTTTAAACGAGTAGTTCCTTCAAAACCTTCTCTATTTAAACGTTTTAAACCTTCTAATTCTTGAGTAATTTTCTTTTCATCACCATGTGTTAAAAGTTTAAATGTAACTACACGTTTTGAGGCGGGTAATTCGAGTTCAAATTCATTTTTTCCTTCATTTACTAAAGAACTTTCTAATTCTTTATCATTTAAAGAAGTTAAATCAATAGATACTCTTTCTTCTTGACCTGTTTGAGGGTGAGTTTTATTTATTTCATATTCAGCACCATATCCTAAAATTCGTGCTGCAATTAAAACTGCATTTTTATCTCCAATAAGTAGATCATCATAATTAAATTTATCAACCATAAGTGATTGGATTAATTTATCTAATACTGTTCCATTTTTGATAAAATTAACATTTGTGAGAATGTCTTCTTCACGAGCAGTCATATATTTCATTTCGACTTCTCCTTTCTTTAAGGGACTATCTTCTGCGTAAAGCAAACCTTTTGAGGGTAGAGTAATTAACTCTGAGGGGAATTGTGTTTCTTCCATAACTTATTATTAAAACTAGTTCAGATATACATATATAGGGACAAAGGAAGACGTCATAAAATGACGTCCAGCCTCGCAACTTCGGGAGAGAAGTATATTTTAGTAATTTAAAATTGCATAATCCATTTCAATAGTTAAATTGATGTTCATTGGTGTTCCATCTTGCGACCAATCAGCATCACCAAAGTTAGCTGCTTGTATGTATGCCCCTTTTAATTTCCATTCTTCAACTACATCACCTACAGGACCTAAAGTTTGGATATTAAGATCTTTTTTATAGAAATCAGAATAACCATCTCTACCTGTAACTGATTCATGTGACAAACGAACCCATTCCATTACGGCTTGGGCACCTGATGGTGTTACGGGGTCGTACAGATCCATTTGAATTGGGTTCCAAACTCCTTTACCTTTAATTTTTCTTTTAGTATTAATATGATCTAAAGTTATATTTGTAAATTGAATACTTGGTCTTGCTGTTTTCTTAATTAAATAAGAAGGAATTCCGTCAATCAACATTATAAACCTATTTTGTAGTTTAGGTTCAAATGCTGTAAACATCATTTGGTTTGTTTCTAATATTGCCATCGTTTGTTATTTTATTCCGTTATAAATATAAAAGATTCCTTTTTTTAGTATCCTCCTCCACCATTTCCGTCAAATGTAGCACCCGTTGGTAATACATTAAAGTCAAGAACTATAAATTCAGCTGTTTTAGTTGGTTGTAAATAAACAGCACCTACTAATTGGTTTCTATCTACTACATCTGCTGTGTTGTTGGCTTCATCCATTTGTACTCTAAATGAATATAATCCTTGTCTTTGTTGTACTGATTCTAAGTATGGGTTAACTATATTTAAGAATCTATTACGTGTTGCATTTGTATTTTGTTCAAATACTAAATATCTTGAAGAACTTGCAATAAATTTCTTAAGTGCAATTAATAATCTACGAACATTAATTCTGTCTAATGCTGTTGATCTTTCTTGGAGTGTCTTTTGACCCCAAATACAAACTCCTGTTTGTGGGAAGGTTGCAATTGGGTTAATTTTAGCATTATATAAACGATCTCTTTCAGCTTGATTTAATCTTATTTTAGCTTCAATTACATTTCCTAATACACCTCTGTTTAAACCTGCAGGCGCAAACCATTCAGCTGCAATTCTATCTGAAGCAGCAATTGCTCCTGGAACTATTACTGATGGGGGAACTAATATAGGGGTTCCTGAGGGACCATTGACTTTAACCCATGGGTAATAAACTGCAGCGTAGTTAGTGTCTAACCCGCTTGCTGCGTTTATAGCTTGGTTTACTGAATTGTTATATTGAGATAAATCCATTACGTAGAATGCATCTCCTCTTTCTTCACACATATCAATAGCGGCATTAGTTACTATTGGATGTAGGGATTTGATTACACCTGGTAATGCTACCATATTAATGTCATATTCATCTTGATTTGATAAAATATCTAGTGCTTTTTTATACCCTTCAGAACCTGCTTCACCATTAGACATATCAAATCCACATAAATTAGTACCATTTTCATATGTACCATGTAGTGAACTTTCATTTCCTACAAATTTAACTTGATAAGGAGCTATTCCATCAAAACCACCTTGGAAACAAGTTGTAAATTTAAGTTGATTTGGTGTTGGGCCATTTACTCCTGTTGAATCAATTGAAGCACTTAGTGAACCTATCCATAAACCTGAATTTGCATGACCCTTATAATTATCAACATTAAAATTACCTGCTACATTAGCCTGGTTAGAACTGTCTATTGGTTTGAGGAAATTTTTATTGTCTATTTCTTTTTCATCAAATTTCCATCCTAAGAATGCTCTACTATTGTAATTTCCTCCTATTTCTTGAGCTCCTTCATATGAAGCTGATGGATAGTGGAAATCTGTTGAGAAGTTTTGTGAAGATAATGGATTAGACACAACTTCAAATCCTTTAGGAGATAATTTTGGAGAAATTGCTTTTTCAGCAACTTGATCTGAAACCTCTACTCTACATAATTGTGAAACAGTAGGATAATTACCAAGTAATTCTACTTTACCTAAAGTGTCATTGTATTGTGGGTATCTGTCTCCAATTACTCTTGCAATATAATTTGGACTGTCAGGATCTAAATTACAGTTAGTATATTCTTCTTGAATTAACATCTTTTTATCAGAATCATTATATTTTCTAATTAATACTGTAAAGGTTGAATATTGTTCTATGCCATCTATGTCTGATGGTTCTTTTAAATTAGTAATAGATACTTTATAATCTGTGTTACATTCATTACCATGACCTAAACTATGAAGTCTAAATAGTTGTTTTTCACCTAAATCAATTTGTGAAGTTATAAATGGTGTGGAAGCGTATGAGTATCCTTCTGCATTGCCTAATCCATTAAATGATACACTTGATTTTAAAAATGAAGTTTTAATTTGAGAATGGGAACTAAATAAATTATATCCTGATGAATTTAAATCAGCTGATGATTGTAAAAGAGTTTGGAATGATTTAAAGTTAGTTTCAACATATCCTTGTATTCCATTATACTCATCTACAGCTGTTTTACTGTTGTCAGGTGAAGTGCCTATTTGTTTAAATAAATATTTACTGTCTGCCGGGTTTAATGTACCTGTAAAACTATCTTCTTCACGTATAGTAACTGAACCTGCTCCATCATTACTTGCAATTTTAAGTTCAAAGCTTTCATCTACTGCAGGAACAGCATCGTGTGGGACTAATTGGGTTTTGTTTAAATTAGGATATTCTGGATGTTTAGAAGGATAAATAATACCTAATAATACGTTTGTTTCTTTTTCTGTTGCAACAGCGTCTGTTCCACCTAATTTTGCATCTGCAGATTCTAGAGGTATAGTAAATGTGTTAGCTGCACCTATTGGGAAGCCAACAAAGCTTCCTGAAAGTATTCGTACGTTACCAGATGTTCCTGCTACAGATCCTGAAAACATTATTTTAGTTTGAGGTTCTGTAGTATCTCTTGTAATGGTTAAAGGAATATCACCTTTGTATGCAGTATATGCTGTGTAAAAGTTTCCAACTGCACCTGCAATATCATCTTCTGCTCCTGCGTCTACAAATACTTGACCAGGAGTGCTTCCCTCTACTCCAAATGAACCTTGTTGTGGAACTTGTGTGTATCCTAATGTACTTTCTACAAAAATAAATGTAGTATTATCAATTATAAACTGATCATTTACTCCGTTTGTTGAATTAGCATTATTAGGAGTCTGATTAAATACAATAGATGATGTTGCAAGTTTATCTGTACCTGTTCCTTCCCCATTATGAGCTATTATGGCAAGAGGTTCAGTTGTACCATTAGTAAATTTATAACCACCACCTGCTAACACTCTTGTTACGGTAACTGATCCAGCATTACGTAAATATTCACGAACTGTTTGTGGGACAAATGTGTCTTTGCTTAATCCTCCAAATCGTCTTTCATATTCAGTAAAGCTTCTTACTACTGTTGGTACAAAAGCAGGTCCTTTTACTGTAGGTCCGACAATTGCTGCGCCTATTGCGCCTACTCCCTGAGGAAGAAATGATTGGTCGTTTTCTCTTGTAAAAACACCTGGTGAAATTATTTGTTCTGCCATCTTAACTTGATTTATTTAATGATTTTATACTGTTGCCATCGATTATTCTGATATAAATATAAAAGAATACCGTAAACCTAAACCAAAATAGGCGATTAGATTACTCTAATCACCTGTGATGGTAAGTGTGTAAATTATATATTATTTTTCTGAAGGGGTAAATTCACCTGTTTCAATGTCAATGCTACCTTTTCCATATTTGTCAGAAAGGTCTTTAGCTAATTTAGCTTCTTCTTCTTCTAAACTTTTAACGTAAGCTTTAAGAGCAGTTTCTTGTTCTTCTAATCTAATTTTACTTAAATATAGTTGCCCAAATTGAAGGGTTGTATTTTGGGATTTTAATTGAAGAGTTGTTAGTTGTTCTAGTTCTTCTTTTGTAAATTTTTGAACCTTAGATGTAGATTCTTCTACTTTTGCTACTGATTCTTCTACTTTTGCTGGTGATTCTTTTAATGCCATAACTTTTATTTTATATTTAATTAATTATTATTTATGGTTCTTATATACATATATAGAAAATAAAAAAACCATAATTTTATGTCCCACTTACTTTGCCTACATTGGCGGTTGCTAATGAATTAACTCTTCCTATACTCGCAGCTGCTAAACCACATACATCATGACTATAACCTGTTGGTACTAATGTATAATCTATATATGGGTCTTTTGATGTGCCTTCTTCAGGATCGTACCACATATCAGATTTTAATTCTTCAGAACTAGGTGCTATGTCAGAAAAATCATGGTCATATTCCATTAAACATAGGATAAAAGCATCATTATTCTTAATATCAGTTAAAGCTGTTGCATTTAATGTTATATCATTATAACCACTAGTAGACCATGTTGAAAGTTCTGATGAATATGGTGTAGATGTATCAAAATCATTAGAGCCAAATTCATTTACTCGAGGGTCTCTATTTTTGGTGATTATTCTACTCATTTTTAGGCTATTTTTACAGTACCTCTATCGTTCCATAATTGACCACTAGATAACCCCTTGGTGGATTTGGGTA